TGAGGCGAGTCACAAGGTCATTATCATCGACGAAGCAGACAATACCACTTCCGACGTACAGCTCCTTCTCAGAGCGTCTATTGAGGAGTTCTCTTCCAACTGTAGATTTGTCTTCACTTGCAACTACAAGAACAAGATTATTAGCCCCTTACATTCACGCTGCAGTGTTATTGACTTCTCTGTTAACAAAAAAGATAAACCAAAGATAGCATCACAATTTTTCACTAGGATAAATTATATTCTAGAGAAGGAGGGTGTAGAGAGTGATAAGAAAGTTGTAGCAGAGTTAATAAACAAACACTTTCCAGATTGGAGAAGAGTGTTGAATGAATGTCAGAGATATTCTGTTGGTGGTAAGATTGATAGTGGAATACTAGCAGCATTCTCTGAGGTAGCAGTTAATGATTTGATAAAAAATTTAAAACAAAAGAACTTCTCTGAGGTTCGTAAATGGGTAGTTTCTAATCTTGATAATGATCCTTCGGTCTTATTAAGAAAAATATATGATAACTTATACGATGCCATGGTTCCAACAAGTATACCTGCTGCTGTGTTAGTTATCGCTAAATATCAGTACCAAATAGCATTTGTTGCTGACCAAGAAATAAACTTACTAGCAGCACTTACTGAAATTATGGTAGAGTGTGAATTCAAATAACAATTATTATGACTAAATCAACTTTCACTAAAACTAAAGCACAAATTAAATCCTATCAATATTATTTGTTTTGGGGTGCTTGCACTGTTGCTGTTATGGCTGGACAAATCTTTGTAGGTGCAGGTTATCAATCAATGTCTAACTCTGTAAAAGACCTTACTGAATTAATTGAAATTAAAATGGAATGGGATGAATTAAACAAAGGTAGAAATAGATCACCCTATATGCCAATGAGTGATTAATGTCTCTCAAATCTTTTAAAACACCACTTCGTTATCCTGGTGGCAAGTCTCGTGCTTGCAAAAAAATGGAACCATTTTTTCCAGACCTTAGATATTATGATGTATACTATGAACCGTTCATAGGTGGTGGTAGTGTAGCATTACATATTACAAAGAAATATCCAAAATTAAAAATAGTCGTTAATGATTTGTATGAACCATTATACAATTTTTGGATGCAATTACAAGTCAACGGAGATTATGTACATGAAGAACTACAGCAACTTAAATCAAGATTTCCTGACCGTGGTTCTGCGAGAGGATTATTTCAAGATGCAAAAGAAAAATTATATGACTTAGAAATATCAGATAAAGACCGTGCAATTTGTTTTTACATCATAAACAAATGTTCTTTTAGTGGTCTTACTGAATCATCCTCATTTTCAGAACAAGCTAGTGATGCAAACTTTTCAATGAGAGGTATTGATAAGTTACCAGTTTACAGTAAGTTAATTAGAAATTGGTATATTACGAATGTTGATTATAAAGTTTTGTTAGGAGATAAAGAAAAAACATTTGTATACCTTGACCCACCATACGATATCAAGGATAATTTATATGGTAAGAAGGGTTCTATGCACAAAAAGTTTGACCACGATGATTTCGCAAAACATTGTGAAATATATAATTCAGAGATGCTTATAAGTTACAATTCAGACCAATTAGTTAAAGACAGATTTAAAGATTGGAATTGTGCTGAATTTGATTTGACATATACTATGCGTTCCGTAGGAGAGTATATGAGAAATCAAAAAACAAGAAAAGAGTTACTTCTCTTCAATTACAATATAGGAGTTTTTTAATGGACGATAGACCATCTGATATGTATCAGGACATGAAGAAACTTAATATGCTTTATGAAGAGATGTGTTGGGATAATGATGACATTCTGGAGTTTTATCCTGACTATGAAAACAACACTATTATCATCCGAAATAAAAGTATGGATGAGGATATGATTAGCGGATAGTATGTCAGAGTTTTTAAAACGTCATATTGGACCTTCAGAATCAGAGCAACGCAAAATGCTTACTGATTTAGGTTTATCTACCATTGATGAATTAGTAAGAGAAATTGTTCCAGATTCTATTTTACTTCGTGGTGATAGCAACTTACCAGAAGGTTGTAGTGAACAACAGGCACTTGCAGAATTGAAAGAGATTGCCTCTCATAATATTGTCAAGAGAAGTTTGATAGGTCAAGGATATTATGGAACAATCACACCACCAGTTATACTAAGAAATGTATTTGAAAATCCTGCTTGGTATACATCTTACACACCATATCAAGCAGAGATATCTCAGGGAAGATTAGAAGCATTATTTAATTATCAAACACTGATTACAGAACTTACTGGATTACCAGTTGCAAATGCATCATTGTTAGATGAAGGAACTGCAGCTGCAGAAGCAATGTTACTTGCACATAGTCAAAGTAAGAAAAAAGATTTTATAGTTGATGATAAATTATTTCCGCAAACATTAGAAGTATTACAGACAAGAGCAAAACCACTAGGTATTAATATTATCAAGATGGATTTTGATAAATCTATACCAATCGCTTTCTTTACTGATGCTTTTGGAGTTATTGTGCAATTACCAAATAGTCACGGTAATTTAAGACATCGAAATGGATTATTAAGATTAGCAGAAGTTTGTAAATGTATGAAGATTGCGATTGTTGATCCAATGGCACAGGTATTAATGCAACCTGTAGGTGAGTGGGGATTTGATATTGCAGTTGGTAGTATTCAGAGGTTTGGTGTGCCAATGGGATTTGGCGGACCACACGCATCATTCTTCGCAACAACAGACAAATATAAAAGAAAAATACCTGGTAGGATAGTAGGACAGTCTGTAGATGCTCAAGGTAACAAAGCACTACGACTAGCATTACAGACCAGAGAACAGCATATCAGACGAGATAAGGCAACATCTAACATTTGTACAGCACAAGCTTTACTTGCAAATATGGCAGGATTTTATGCTGCATATCACGGAGCAGAAGGTCTTAAAAGAATTGCAACTCGTATTTTAACTTACCGTGAAATTCTAAGAAAAGGATTATTCTGGTTAGGTATAGATGTAGATGATACAGAAGGATTTGATACAATTAGATTTAAAAGTTTTCTTGCTGTTGAAGGATTTAATGTTCGTTATGAAGAAGATCATACTATCATTACTTTAGATGAACTTACAACTCTTGATGAAATCAAACAATTGTTAAATTCACAACAAGATTTGGTTAACAAAAGCGATACTATTGATCATATTGTTGAGTCTGTGGGTAGATATAAGTGGAAAAATATACCTGAGAGAACACAACCTTGGTTAAGACAAGATGTTTTCAATCGCTATCGTAGTGAAACTGATATGATGAGATATATTAATGAGTTGGTAACTAAAGATTTTTCATTAGTCAATGGTATGATGCCACTTGGAAGTTGCACTATGAAACTTAATGCAGCATCAGAACTGATGCCAGTAAGTTGGAATGAGTTTGCCAATATGCATCCATTTGCACCAGAAAATCAAACTCTTGGATACCAAAGAATTATGTTTGATTTACAAGAATGGTTATGTGACATCACTGGATTTGAAGAGGTATCATTACAACCTAATGCAGGTTCTCAAGGTGAGTATGCAGGTTTACTTGCAATACAAGAATATCATCGGAGTAATGGTGATACGAAAAGAAATGTATGTTTGATACCTACAAGTGCACACGGAACTAATCCTGCATCAGCAGTGATGGCAGGTATGAAAATTGTTCCTGTCAAATGTGATGATGAAGGAAATATTGATTTGAAAGATTTAGAAAAGCAAGCAATTATGAATACCTTTGAGTTGTCTTGTATTATGATTACATACCCATCAACTCACGGTGTATTTGAACCAACTATCAAAGACATCTGTAAAATTGTTCACGAAAATGGTGGACAAGTATATCTTGATGGTGCAAATTTAAATGCTCAAGTCGGACTAGCAAAACCTTGTGAATATGGAATTGATGTATGTCATATGAACTTACATAAAACATTCTGTATTCCTCATGGTGGGGGCGGTCCTGGTGTTGGTCCGATTGGTGTTGCAGAACATCTTGTTCCTTTTATGAATCATCGAGTATCGGCAGCAATTCAAGGTAGTGCATCTATACTTCCAATCAGTTGGATGTACATTCGTATGATGGGTGGAGAGGGATTAAGAAAAGCAAGTGAGATATCTTTATTATCTGCAAACTGGTTAGCAAATGAGATTGATACATCATTCAAAGTTTTATATAAAGCAGAGAATGGTCGTGTTGCACATGAATGTATTTTTGATTGTCGAACTTTACCAGTTACAGCAGAGGATGTTGCAAAGAGGTTGATGGATTATGGTTTTCATGCACCCACACTATCTTGGCCAGTTACAAATACAATGATGGTCGAACCAACTGAAAGTGAATCACTGGATGAACTGAAGAGATTTGTAAAAGCAATGGAGATGATAAGAAGAGAAATTTATACAGATAAAGATATCTTGAAAAACGCACCTCATACTGCAAGGGTTGTCAGTTCTGACGAATGGGTGTATAATTATACTCGTGAGCAAGCAGCATATCCTGTGAAACAGAGCAACAAGTTCTGGCCAGCAGTATCAAGAATTGATAATGTATACGGTGATCGCAATCTTGTATGCTCTTGTTCAACTTACTTTGATGATGTATCTGATGGAACTTAAAGATTGGTTAAACTCTATAAATGTAACAAAAAAGAATTTAATTGACGAAGATCCATCTATTGAAAAAGACTATCCTCCTTACATAATCAATCGTTGTATGTCAGGTCATCTTGATGCAATTATGTTTGCAAATGAGATGAATATGTATAACTTCTTACCAAAGAAGATGCAATATGACTTTTTTATAAATATCCTCAGAGTTAAAAAGAGATTCTCTCCTTGGCTCCGTAAAGATGAGATTAAAGATCTTGATTATGTAAAACGTTACTATGACTATAGTAATGAAAAGGCAAAACAAGCTTTGAAACTTCTTTCCAAAGAACAACTTAATTTTATAAAATCTAAATTTGAAACTGGGGGATCGAAATGAGTGTTGTTACCGAATCAG